ATGCAACCAGAATTTGAGGATGAGTCACCGATTAATCCTTTTGACTTCTGGCAAGGTGCAAACTTCAAGTTGAAGATTGTTAAGAAAGATGGTTACTGGAACTATGATAAGTCAGAGTTTGATGATCCATCACCTTTACTTGATGATGATGATGCACTAGAAGCATTATGGAAGAAAGAGTATTCTCTTGTTGCTCTTACTGCTGCAGATCAATTCAAATCATATGATGATCTTGAAAAGCGTCTTAAGTATGTTTTAGGTGCAAAAACTCCTACTCGTCGTGTAGATGAGGAGGTATTTGAGGAAGATAATATTCGTGGATCAGTCACTGCTGATTATCCATCATCTAAACCTGACTTTGCTAGTCGCAAAGCACCTGCTCCAGTAGCATCTGCTAGTTCAGATGAAGATGATGCACTAAGTTATTTCCAGAAACTTGCTGAGGAATAATTATTGATATAATTTAATATTTTCTGCTTTTTTAAGGGTTTCACTCACATATTGGGTGGAACCCTCTTTATATTGCATTGCTATTTCTATATCATCGCGAATGATATTGAGATATTGTGATTTTAATAAGTAAATATTTCTTTTTGCATCTTCTAGTCTTTCTTCGTAGGTGTAGTTTGTTACTTCTGTTGTACAGTCTGCAGAAAGCACAGTCACTTTTTGTTGTGTATTGGCATCAAAATAAGTAACTGTATAGTCAGATTCGCATTCTAATTTTTCAGGAACAATAATTACATCTCGACTATTTTTTACTTCTTGAGTTTCATAATGATGTGTTGAATTTAGATTTTCATAAGTTCCATACTTATCTAAAAGAAAACTATCAAAATCATTCTGCAACATTGGCCATTCAGATTGAACATTGATAATATTATTACAAGCAAGAACTAACCAATCTAAGTTGGAATTTCCATAAAAATCAAAAGCAACATTATCAGGTCTATCATCTCCTACAATACTGTATTTTGTATGTAGTGCTAGATTATCAAGGATATCGGGCGCAATAGCACCTTTTTTAAAAAGATTTTTTACAGTAAGATAATCTGATATTTTAGCATCAGGAAGTCTACTGACATATTCAAAATTTGGGACTTTGCTGAAATACTCTGACATTTTAGTAACCTATTCCGTAATTGTCCCCAAGTTCATCATAATCATTCCTAAAGATTGGTTCTAGTTCTGTTAGAGTCATTGTTATTTGATATGCAGTCATTACACCATCTTCAAATGTTGCATAGTTACCATCAGGTGTATATTGAACAGTAAAAGAATTTATTGCACATTCTTTAAACCTATTTAAGTATTTGTGTGTTTTTCCTTTATGTTTATATGCAATTTTCCAAGTATATGGGGATTCGAGGAATAAATTTGATTTACTTTTTGATGGTGCCATTCCACTTTTAAAGAATCTTATAAGCTTAATTACTTGTTGGGCTTCCTCAGCACTTCTAGGAGCAAGTTTCCAACCAAAACTAAAAGGTCTTAGTGATGGATCTTTGAATAATAACTCCATATTTGGGTTTAGAATTTTACCTGTGGTTCTAGTTAAAAGTTGAGAACCAGTTCCTGAAGCCATTCCAGCAATTCCTGTTTTAAGGGCTTCTTCCATATCTGTACCACCTCCTCCAGAGGCTGCTCTACCCAAACTTTCTACTTCTGCAAGAGCACCACTAGCACCTTTTTCAATACCTGATAATGCAATATTTGCTAGTGCAGTATCCATAGGACCCATTTTATCTCCTCCCCATGAAACTGAATTACTGTCACTAATTCCTCCTGGAATTGGAAGTACTACAGTACCTTTTGAATTTCTATTTTTAGTCGCTCTATCACCCCATCCTAAACCCTCTCTTGCTTTACCTTGATATTCTAATGCTTCAATTTTAATATAATCTTGTCCAGAAGCTGCAATAGATGAAGGATATACTGCTACATAATTTCCACCTAGTCCTGATTTTATTCCACCACTGAATCCATTTATTTTTTTATTTTCAGGAGTATTTGCTATTGAACTTACTGCACCATCGCCAGTACCGTATGGATTAGTAGTATCATCTGATCCAGCAGCAGCAGTTTGTGTATTTTTTACGCTATTAGATTGATTTACTGAACCTGCTGGATCAAATGCTTGTACTCCAGAACCTGCTCCTCCATAGATTGCTTGAGTCGGAGGTGGTTGAGTTCTTCCATCCCATTCTTTACTAGCAACTTGAAGTGCTTGTTTTCTTACATTCGCAATATTTGATGGAGTAGAGAAAAAACTTGTTTCAGCAGAAGTTGTATTACTATTAACTACAATGGTATTATTTCCCTGTCTTATAAATGCTACTTCAACACCTGTTCCATCTGCAGGAACATATCTATTAACTGTAATTTTTCCTGATTTTGCGTTAGTAGTGTAGTAGTATTGGTTAGTACCTAAAGTACCTTTAGGCATTACTCTATTACTTACTGCACTACCTCCATAAGAGGATTGCGCTGTATATGGAAGTGTTGCCATTATAGTGTATCTTTTTTATTATTTAGCGTGGATTGAGTATGAATTTAGCATAAGGTATGGTAAGAAGGTCATCTAGTTCATTTCGCTGGACAATATAGAGTTGTCCTGCTAGTTCGCTCCATGTATAGTTCCTATATTTTCGCCAATGAAAGTTCAATCCTCTAAATCCCCAAGGAAATAGTGCCACACAAGCAATTAGAGGATGTTGATCGTATGATTCACCAGGAGTTTTAGCATTATATACAAAGGTGTAGAAATTTCCTACATCAGGGACAGGAGTAACTGTGTCATTTAGGGCACCCATTATTTCCAACATCATTTCTTCAGGATCATTGGTTTGGTTATTCAGATCACTTAAAAATTCACGGACACGATTATCTTCTTCTTGATCTCCATCCAATCCAAAAGCTTTCTTCTCTGCTTCTCTAGCAGCATCTCTATCTTTTCTTTGTTGTATTGTTAATCTTGGCATTAGTTAATACCCAATTCTTTTTCGGTGATGATTTTAAATTCAACTCTCTTATCTTTACACCATTCATCTGCTGCTTTCCATTTTGCTTGGTTAGTAGCATAGGTTTTACATTCGTAGAGGTATGATTTGGTCACATTTTTTCTTTGTTTGGGTGGTCTGGTTTGTTTTGCAGGTTTAACTTCTATAACATATGTTTTAATAACACCAGTATTTTCTTTTACTTTTATAATAAAGTCTGGATAGTAACGACGGGTCTTACCATCAGGAGCACGGTAAGGTATAAAAAATTCTTCACTTCCCCATTCTACAATATTTTTATTTTTATCACACCAATTACAGAATTTTCTTTCCCAAGAACTCCGACAAATAATATTTCTTACATCACCTTTATATTTCTTAGGTTTAGTAGGTTTAAATAGACTTTTAATACTTTCTGCCATTATCTTGGCTACATAATATATAATGTCAAATAATATTTATAAATGCCTAACATAAGGTCAGTCTCGGACATTAAATCAAATTTACTTAGACCATCTTTAACTTCTGTCTTTGAAGTTCAGATTGGACTACCTGGGTCTTCTCTTGGTACTCGTTTAAGATCGCTTTTAGGGACAGATCAAAGAAAGTTGAATTTAATGTGCAGTGAAGCAGTTCTTCCAGGATCTTCTTTAGCTACTACTGAAGTTAATAATGACTATACTGGTGTTACCGAGAGACATGCATATAGAAGAATTTATGATGAGACTATTGATTTAAGTTTTTATGTTGATGCTGTAGATTATTTGCCTATTAAATTTTTTGAAGAGTGGATTAGTGGAATAGTTAATGAAGATCAAAATGAAGCAAAAGCTCCAAACTATTTCTATAGAGTTCAATATCCTGATGATTATGTTGCGGCAGGATTAAAAGTAATAAAATTTGAAAAAGATTATACAGATCAGTATAATGATATAAAGATGACTGGTGGAGCAAAGTCTTATCGTGTACGAACTGGTACTAGATCAAAATTGGAATATGAATTCATAAGAAGTTATCCTCGTAGTATAACCTCTATGCCAGTAAGTTATGATGGATCATCATTATTAAAGTGTAGTGTACAAATGACATATGTAAGATATGTTTTAAGTAGTGGTGGAGATGGAGGAAGTGATATAGGATTATATAATCCATTCCAACAAGCTCAATTTAATTCTAATGGAATTAGAGGAGTAGCAGCTAATCTTGTTGATGCTGCTGTAGATAGAATAACTGGAAATGATTTCCTTGGAGATGTTGCTGGTGCTGTTGTTGGAGGTGGATTACCCTTCTAAATAAAGTACACTGAATTGTAATTGGGATATTATGCCTTTACCAAAAATTAGTACTCCGACATATGAGTTGAAGTTACCGTCCAATGGACAAACTATTCAATATAGACCATTTCTTGTAAAAGAAGAGAAGGTACTTGTAATCGCTTTAGAAAGTGAAGATAATAAGCAGATTACTACAGCAATTAAAGCAGTACTTAAATCATGTATTCAAACTAAAGGTGTAAAGGTAGATACACTTCCTACTTTTGATATTGAATATCTATTTCTTAATATTAGGGGTAAATCTGTTGGTGAGGAATTAGAAGTTAATATTATTTGTCCTGATGATGAGACAACTCAAGTTCCAGTAATAATTAATTTGGATGATATACAGATTCAGAAGGATGAGAAGCATAATAATAAGATTAAATTGGATAAGAATTTAATGATGGAAATGAAGTATCCATCTCTCGATGAGTTTATTAAAAATAATTTTGACTTTAATGAAACTAATCAAATGGATCAATCATTTGCATTGATTGCATCTTGTATTGATAAAATTTATAGTGATGAAGAAGTATGGGCAACTGCAGATTGCACTAAGAAAGAAGTGAATGAATTTCTTGAGTCAATGAATTCATCACAGTTTAAGGAAATTGAGAAGTTTTTTGAGACAATGCCTAAACTTTCTCATACTGTCAAGGTTACTAACCCTAAGACAAAAGTGAAGAGTGATGTGGTCTTGGAGGGCTTAGCGTCTTTTTTCGCTTAGCTATGGTGCATATGAGTTTGGAAGGTTATTTCAAACTTAATTTTGCTTTAATGCAGTACCATAAATATTCATTAACAGAAATTGAAAATATGATGCCGTGGGAACGGGACATCTATGTGGCACTTCTTCGACAACATTTGGAAGAGGAGGAGTTAAAACGCAAACAACAGCAAGCGAATGCCTAGCAACAATAAAAATATAATAGGGGATTTAAGGGGGAAGTTCGACCCTCATTATCAACTTGCGGCTCAAGTTGATAATCTTGGAAAGGATTTACCTATTCAAGTTGCTCAGTTGCATAAGACAATGAGTAAGTCCTTTGGTATGCAAAGGAAGACTTTGGTGAGAGTTCTTGCACTTGAGAAAAAAGTTGCTGAATTAGAAGCAGAAAGAGAAGCAGCAGAGGAAGTAGTACAAGCAGTAGAAGAGGCAGCAGAAGCAGTAGAAGAGGCAGCAGAAGAATTAGGTGTTGAGGATGAGATACCTGAAGGTTTAGATGATCTCTTAGATGATGTACGTGGAGAGAAAGAAGAAGTAGGTGGAACAACAACTCCTAAGAAACCAACAGCAACTGCCACAAAGAAAAGGAAACCAAGGATAAGACTTAGGAAGTCATCCATCAGTGCTGCATCTTTAAAGAAAGGAACTGCATTAGATGATGACTTTGCCTCAAGGGTGATGGGTAAAAATGAAAAAGGAGGATATTTAAGTAAGGAAGAAAGAATAGCAAGATTCAAGAAAACAACAATTTCAACTGATGGTTTAAAAGCATCGGATTCAGAATCAGAATCAGAAAAAGGTGGTGCATTAGCAAAAGGATCAGGAAATTTAATAGGATCTCTTAAGACTATTGATAATAGTGTTAATGGTATTATAGAAGTATTAAAGGATAGTAATAAAGAAGATGCAGATGCAAGAGCAGACGCACGAAAAGAAGATGAAAAAAAGAAAAGAAAAAAATCAGAAAGTAAATTAGAAGGAGTAGGTGCTGGATTAATAGCAGCAGGAGATAAAATTCTTGCACCAGTTAAGAGTATTTGGTCTAAGATATTAGATTTTATACAAACTATATTCTTTGGAAATATTGCTCTTAAATTATGGAAGTGGTTTGCTAATCCAGCAAATTCAGAAAAAGTTGCAAGTGTTTTTAGATTCTTGAAAGATTGGTGGCCTGTTTTAGTAGCAGGTATTATGGCAGTTGTTGGACCAGGTATAACATTTACAGTAGGTTTAGTTGCTTTATTAATGTGGGGTATTCCTAAGATTATTGATGCTGTAAAATGGGTTGGAAGTTTATTTGGTATAGGTGTAAAGAAAGAAATAGAAAATATTGGTGCAGAATCAGAAAAAACCAATGCTGATATAGGGAAGGGTATAGAAAGTGATTTAACTAAAGATACTGATAAAATATTAAATGATGCTCCAGATACGGATAAAAAACCTGATAAAGTAGTTGAGTCAGAACAAAATGCACAAAATTTAAAAGATAGTTCTTCAACCGCACAAGAACCAAAGAAATTTGCTACAGGTGGTTTCGTATCTGGTCCTGGTGGAGTAGATAAAGTACCTGCAAAACTAACTGCTGGTGAATTTGTCATGTCTAAAGGAGCAGTTCAGAAGTATGGTGCAAATACTCTTGCTGGTATGAATGCTGCTGGAGGCGGAACTAATAGACCAACAATGGGTAGATATAATGAAGGGGGTGTCATAACTGATCCAAAAGAGAAAGCACAGCAAGAAGCATATATGCTTAAGTTTGTTAATGAAGAACGAGCATTGCAGGGTATGGAACCTTTAAATAATCTAACTTATGCTCCAGGTGTGGAACTTACAAAGATGAGAGGTCCAGGTCCAAGAACAAACGAAACATCAAATACTAATTTTGATTTTGATAAGGGTATCAAGACCACATCAAGATCAAAAACAGTTGATGGTAAAACTACTTTTGGTGGATCAATGAGTCAGATAACACCAGAAGAGAGGGAGAAGTTTTTTGCAGAAAATCCACACGCAGCACAATTAGTAATGCTCAAGGATCAGATAGAATTAGATAATTTAGGTGCTGATATATCTGCCAGTGCTAAAATGAATGGTGGTGGATTAGTTCAGAAATTTGCTGGTGGTGGGTTAGTTCAGAACTTTGCTGGTGGTGGTCCTGTAGCAAGAGCTAAAATTTATCCTAAAAAATCTTCTTTAGCTCCTATATCACCTCCATCTTCTCCAGTTTATAAAATTGCTATGGATTCGACGACAGCACAGAGTCAAAAAACATCTGCTATTGCATCGAATGATCAAGATTTACCTCAATTTAGTGCTTCTGCAATGCGTTCTGGGTCGAAAATCAAAACTTTAGGAATATCGGTATAATATTATGGCTTGGGGAGCAGTTCTAAAAGGAGTAGCGAAAGGAGTAGGAAAGGGGGCAAGAAAGGTTGCTACAGATAAACTTCTGAATAGAAAAAAGAATGTAAAGAATAGAAGAGCAAAGGCACAAGAAGCCATGGGAGGTGGTGAAGAGAGGGGTGGAGCACTTGCTATTCGTCCTACTACACCTTTAGCTCCTACTATAGGTGGTGGTGCTCTTGCTACTATTGGAGGTAGTGGTGGAGGTAGTGGTGGAGGTGGTGGTGCAGCAGCAGATAATACACCAGAAGGGACTGCACTTAATATATCAACTAATATTATTAAAGTTGAGAATCTTTTGAAGAATTCTTATACAATGAAGCAGAAGGTAAGGGAAGATGCTAGAAAACAATCAAAGGTTGATGAGGATAAGGAGCAGGAAAAAGCATTAGAGAAAGTAAAGAAACCTAAAAGTAAGATTAAAATTCCTGGTGCAAAAGCAGCAGAAGGTCTTTTAGGTAAAGTATTTAATTTTATTGGTGCGATGCTGCTTGGTTGGATTGCAGTTAGGTGGCAGGAGTGGTTGCCAAAATTAATTGCTATTTTAAAACCTATAGCAGCAATCGCAGATTGGATTATTAATGTAGCTGGTGTAATTTTAGATGCATTAGCGGGAGTTATTGATTTTGGTTATAAACTTGTTGATAAGATGGAGGGGTGGGTAAAAGATATCTATGGAGAAGAAGGGGCTGAGAAATTTAAGACTTTTATGACTAATCTTAAGGATCTTATTGCTGGATTCTTAGTGTGGAAGATAATTGGTGAAAAGCTGTTCAAGGCTTTCGTTGGCGTGATAAAGAATGCCTGGAAAGCAGTTACTGGAGCTATTAGAAAAGCATGGGTATCATTAAAAAGGATGGTGGGTCGTAAGGCCAGGATGTTCTTTAAGAATTTGGTTAAAAGGCTTGGTGATGGTGCTAAAACTGTTGGTGGAAAAATACTTAATGTAGGTAAGAATATTGGTGGAAAAGTACTTGGAGGAGCTAAGAATGTTTTAGGTAAAGTTGGTGGTATATTCAGACAAGGTGGTGGGAAGTTAGCAAGTACTGGTGCAGGTAAAGTAGCAGGTAAGGTTGGTGGATTTGCTGCTAAGATATTTGGTAAAGCAGCTGGTGTTATTGGTCCTGCAATAAAGGGTGCAATGCCAGCAATAAAGGGATTTGCTAAAAGAATTCCTATTTTTGGTTCTCTTATTGTTGCTCTTGTTTCTCTTATGTCAGGGGAACCAGTTGGGCAAGCACTCTTTAAAGCAGTTGGTGCTGGATTAGGTGGGGCACTAGGAACATTCATACCTATTCCTTTCCTTGGAACGCTTCTTGGAGAGACCTTTGGTATGTTTATTGGTGATGCTCTTTATTATGGAATTGTAAAGGGAGATTGGAAGCAAGCGGGAGTAATTCTTAAGCAGCATTTGATGGGTATATTTAAGGCAGGTAAAGCTGTAGGGCAATGGATTGGTGGTGGACTTGGTAGATTTGTAGACAATTTAATGAAAAAAGACCCTATTGGAATAAAAGAGGGTTTGGGAAGACGTGCTGCTGCAACTAAGATAGCAGAAATTTTAGGAATGAAGAAGTGGTTAAATGGGTTGGGGTATGTTGAGGATGGTCAAGTAACTAAGTTTCCTAATATTTTAAATTTACTTAATCCTCTTAAGTTTTATCCTTTATTATTCAAATCTTTCTTTCCTCCTAGTGAAGAAGGAGGAGGAGTAAGCATACCTGCAGGGGGAGGAAAAGAAAAGGTGGCAATAACTTCTACTAATAAAAATCAAGGAGTTGTAGATTCTATATCTACTCGTGCTTCCTATGAAGATTCATCTGCAGGGACAATTAGAATCTCACCTCCAACTACTACATCTTCAGAAACATCTAGTGGAGACTCTGAGGGTGGTGCTGTTAAGTTTATTCCTATATCATCAGGTGGTGGAGATCCTTATGAAGAACTTGATTTCTTTGGTTAAATAGTAATAGAGGTAATATCACATGGCAAAAACACAATTATCAGGAGCAAGAGCTGCAGCACCCGCCTTTAAAGAAGGTACGGGTTTAGGTGTTCAACAGATTGATATAGTATCAAATGAAGATTCAGGTAAAACAGTAAGTGTTGTTAATAGCACGATGGCTTTTTTATATTATGAAAGTATCTTACAAGATTCTGTTAGGGCAACAGTAACCTTTACTGATACTGGTAATACAATTGAAGAAACAACTGCTATGGCTGGATTACCTATCGTGGGACAAGAAACTGTCAATATAAAGTTTACTGATAATAATGAGAATACTATAAAGACGACTTTATTTGTTAATAAAGTTTCTCCTCTTTTAGAAGATACTACAACATCTGTAGTTCAATTGGACTTGGCATCTAGAGAATTTATATGGAATGAGAAAAGAAGAGTTAATGTAAGATTTGATGGAAAAATATCAGATCATGTTGAAAAATTATTAAAAGATGAGAATTTTCTTGGACCTACTCAGAAATTTAAGAGTTTGGATGGGTATAAGCAAAAAGAAATTGATATTGAACCTACTTCTAATAAACATAATTTTGTAGGAAATAATAAAAAACCTTATTATATAATTAATTGGTTATCTCGTGGAGCAGTTCCTGAAAGTGGATCCAAAGGAAATACTGCAGGATATTTTTTCTGGGAAACTTCTGATAAATTTTATTTCAAATCTATTGATAGTTTAATGGATACTACACAAAATAAACCAAAGAAGTCTATAATTTATAACGAATCTCCTGATGCTGGTGGAGCAAATATACCTGAAGGATATGATTATAAAGCACTTGAGTATACTGTAGATAATGCTGTGGATGTTCAACAAAAACTTAAGTTGGGTGCATATTCTACTCGTATTATTACATTTGATCCTTTTAATTGTTATTATAAATGTGTTACTCCTAATGCAGGTAATTCTAAGATTAAAGGAGCAGCAAATACTCCTGGAGATCAAAAGAATCTAAAACTTGCTGGAAAGAAATTACCTACTTTAAATCCTGCATTTGATATTCCAGAAGAAGGAAAAGAATTTTCTAGAACCACTTATATGGTATTAGATTGTGGTAGTCTTCCTGCAGGAACAGGTGAAGGGGAATCTAATCAACAATTGGATAAATCAAAAGACGAGAATTATAATCCAGGAGAAGTATTAAATCAAGGTATTATGAGGATGAATCAATTGTTTGCGTTGAAAACCTCAATTACTATACCTGGGGACTTTTCATTACACGCAGGAGATGCTATATATGTGGATGCTCCTGAACTCAAAACTGATACTAAAAATGATGAGGTAGATAAGCAGGTAGGTGGTAACTATATCATTTCAGATGTGTGCCATTATCTTTCTCCTAAATTTACATTAACAAAATTGGTATTAGTGAGAGATTCCTTTGGAAGAAAACCAAAGGAAAGGGGATAAATAATAAAGTAACGGACTAATCTTATGTCAGAAATCAAACACGATTTAGACCATGAAGTCTACCTTGATCCTAAAGATGGCAAGGAACATATCAATCATGGTAAGATGGAATATTCTAAGGAAGACTTAGAATCATCTCATGCTTATTATGATGAGTATCATAAGGGTGAGGTAGTAGATAAGAATGATGCTACTATCAATGATTGGCATACTAGACATCAAGACCAACACTTAGAAGTCTATTGTGATAATCATCCTGATGCAGAAGAATGTAGAGTCTACGACGATTAGTAACTTATGGAAGGTAGTGCTCTTTTTAATTCAGGATATTTAGGATCTAGTTTCATCTGGTGGATTGGTCAGATAGCTGATGATTCCACTTGGAGAGATAATCGTTTAACTGGAAAATTTCCAAGCAAGGAATCAATACCTGGATGGGGAGCGCGGTATAAAGTTAGGATCATGGGTGTCCATGATCAAGGTCAAATAATTCCTGAAGAAGATTTGCCTTGGGCAAATATAATATATCCAGTTACTGCTGGAGGTGGACAAACTAATTCTTGGATGTCATCAAACCTTAGACAAGGTAATATTGTTTTTGGTTTTTATATGGATGGGCAGAATATGCAGAACCCCGTTATTTTAGGGGTTCTAGGAAACAATGCTCAAACTAATCTTGGTATGGTTATTGGTGAGAATGATGATGGTGTTACTAATACTCAACCTGGAAGTATAGCAAAAAGTGGATTTGCTAAAGGATCTGTACCAAAAAAAGGATCTACGCAGGAGAAAGTTCCTGATGAAGCACTTACGGTAGAGAAACCAACAAAACAAGAAATAGCGAAAGAGTCAGCAGAATCTCCACCAGGAACTCAGACTAATCAATATGGATTACCTGAAAATCGTGCAATAACACAATCTCAGCAGAATGATATTGCAAGTGCAAAAGCAGATGCAGAGGAACAGGGATTAACTGGAGAGAATGCTAAAGAATTTGTTAAATCTAAGGTTAAACAGGGGATTAAAAATCGTGCAGGTGATGCAAAGGCACCGTTTAGAGATCCTGAACCTGGTCCTACTATAGAAAATCCTGATGCAATGCATCAGTTAGCAGCAGGAGATGTAAAGCGAAATGATAAGTATAATGAGAAAGTAGTATTAATGAATCCCGATGATGCAGTAGGATCTGCAACTAAGGCGATGCAAACAGAAATTGATAATCTCACTCAAAAAATTGATAAGTTTATGGGTTCTAGAAAGCAGTATATTGATGCAGTATCTGGACCTCCTAATCAAAATGATATTGAGAAAGAAATTAAATTGACTGCAAGGAAGATATCAAAATATCAAAAAGTTATTATGGATAAGATTGGAGAATTCCAATCAAAGAAATTAAATGAGGAATTAACTAAAACTGTAGCAGCAATGCCGTCAAGTATGAGATATATGTTTGCGGATCAAAAATTTCTTAATACTGAGGAAAATATTAAAAAATATAATGAGATCACGAATAAAATGGTAGATCAAATGGAAGGTATTTTGAAGGGTAAATTACAGATTCCTCAATTAACTGCTGCGGCAGATGCATTAGCAGCTAGTGGAGCTTTGTGGGCAGATTCTAATTCTTCATCAGCAATAGATGCTCTTATGAGTAGTGGTGGTGATGATAGTTTTACTGATTTAACTACAGGTTCAGAGGCATTTAAGATTGGTGGAACAGATGATTCTGTTGCAGGACCTAAGGGAGTTATTGACACATCCAATCCTTCTCCCATTAAGGTTCCAAAAGTTCCTGTTTGTTATGCTGAGGATGTTGTTGCACAAGGAATTGCTATAAATCAAGATGCTTTACAAGATGTTGCTTCTTCTCAGCATAATAATTATAATAAGTTTTTAGAAAATCTTCGCAGTCAATTGACAGAAGAGGAAAGAAAATTACAGGATAAAGCATATGATAAGACTGGTTTAGGAAAGGTTACAGTTATTACTGATGAAGAAGAGGATGATTTACCTCAAGGTGGTACAAATTATTATTCTGAGAATGGTGCTCCATGTGCGGGTGGTAGTGGAACAGGATTTAAGGTTGATATTGTAGTTCCAGATGGGGGTTTATATGATAATGGATTTCTTACTATAAATGATGCTGGTGCTGGATATACAGTGAATACTGCCGATGGAGGAGGTGTTTCTGGTACAGGATCTACGACGGCTACTACTACTACTGGGGGATCTGGAACGGGAATTAAAGTAAATTACACTATATCATCTGGTGCTATTACTGGTATTAGTACTAATGCTGTAGGAGCAAATTATAAGAATGGTGATATTCTTACTGTAGTTAATAATGCTTCAGGAACTCCATCTACTAATGCAACATTTACACTTGATAAGGTAAGAGGTTCTGTAGAAACAATAGAGAATGGTGGTATAATTATTGCTGATCCTGGTAGTGGTTATAAGATTGGTGAATTATTAACAGTTCAACAATCTGGTAGTGGTAATAATTGTGGTCTTGTGATAACACAAGTTTTAGATCCAGGAGAAAAGAAAGCAACAGCAGGTCCTGTTACTCCTGGTGATACTAATGGTTCAGTTGCTGATTCTAAACCAAGTATTGGACAAAAACTTGGGGATATGCTTCAGATGTTAGGTGGTATGGAAGGTAGTATGACACAAGCATTAGATTTTAAAAATCTTGAAGGAAATGTATTCCCATTTGAAAATCCACCAAATAAGGCAATTACTGATTTTTATACTTTAGCAACAGGTGGTTCTGGTCAAGATGAAACTCAAAAACCAAGTATGCAATCAATTGATAAAACAGTTGCTGGTATGGATCTTTCAAGAATTAAAGATAAACTTCCAGATATTCCGTTTGCTGGTCCTGGTAAAGGTACACCTTCTATTGATTTGATTAGTAAAGTTGCAGGTGGATTTGGTTCTGGATTATCTCAAGATCAAGTTAATCAGGCTATAAAGAAAGTGAAAGCACTTAGAGATGCAGGTGAAGATGTTAAAGGAAAATTATCTGCAGAATTAAAAAATTTGAGTGGAAATAATAATCCTTACAATACCTAATAAATATTTCTATGGCAAAACCCACATTTAATCTTTTTGGTCCTATAACGAAGGATGATATCAGAGTTGGATACATCTCTACTGATAGAGGGTATGTAGAGGGTAGGAGTATTTGTGATGCCAATCTTCATGCACAGAAGAATCCTGGTGCTGTTTTTATCTTTAAGCCAGATAGAACAACTGTTGAATTTTTAAGTATTAATGAAGTTAATAAATTAGATCCATCTACTGCTGATACCACTATTAGTTGTCCAGATGGTTTGAAGTTAGAGGGTGAACCTGATCCACCATCTGTACAGTTTTTGGGTGGGGGTGGAATAGGTGCTGTAGCTAATCCTGTGATTGGTAATGATGGATCTGTAATGGCAATTGATTTAGTGAATGGTGGATATGGTTATCAATACCCACCTATTGTTAAGTTGAAAGATGATAGGGGTCTTGGTGTAGGTGCAATTATTAATGTTGGATTGGGGACGATTGCAGATCAAACCATATATTATGCTGATGAAGAAGATTTTGAAGAAGTTCGCTTATGCCCAGATCCTTTTACAGATCCTTCAAAAAGTGATGGTGGTAAAGAGTCAAAAGATGCATCAAAAAGATCTGAATATGGAAGAAGATTTGGTCCAAGTGGTAAAGATTTAGGTGCTTGGAGACCAAGAACCTACACAGAAGATAAGAAAATTCCATTTGAGGATGTATTAGATGATTATCTTAAGAAGTTAGCAGTATCAGGCAAAGACTGGTGGACCACCAGAAAAGAACCACCTTTAAGAGTGAATACTGATGGTAAACAAAGTAGAACAGTTTATGATGTTAGTCATTGGGCATGGGGTGGTGGAACTGCTACTGCTTTAAGTGATGTTGAATTTGAAATTTATTGGCATTCTCCTGGTAGAACCACAGGATTGGGATTTGAATTTGTTGCTCAAGATGGATCTCATTCATTTATAATAGGAAGTGGTACTAAAACAATAGGTCAAGGTAGAACGAAAAGTGTTTTTCAAGTTAAAGAGAATGTAACATATAATGTAAAACCAATTGGAAAAAAATCTAAGAACATGGGTCCTTTACCAAAGGCATCATCTTCAACAGCACCAAAAAAATTAAATGTAGGTACTGTTAATGAATTAGCTAATCAGGGACTTCTGAAAAAACTTGGTGGGACTGCAGGTAAAGATATTACTAAATTTAAACAACAGGCAGTAGGTACAGGAGATAAAATATTTGCTGATTTTCTTGCTAGTGGAGATGATGCTGATGATATTCAAGTACAGGCCAATAGAGGTAAGTTTACTGCATCCAATCAAAGATGGGTTAAAGGTACTGGTGGTAGAAGGCAAACTTATGATTTAACTTATAGATTCCAAACTGGTAAAGTTGAGGTTGCTCCTAGTTTTATGAATAGACATGCTATATCTCCAGTTCCTCCTTCTAATGTAAAGGGATCTGATAATTCAGGAAAGTGGTATTCTTTTGAATGGGATGTAGATTTTCCTTATGATGGTGAGTATAAGTTTAGAGCACAGTGTGATAATAAGGCACGACTTTATATTGATAATAAACAATTATCCAGTTTTCAAATAGGATTTGGAGGAGCATCGGGGCATGTACTGTCTAGTCCTTCAGGACTTAAAGAAACAGTTGAGGGTGGACTTCATAAGATGAGATTGGATCTTTATAATGAAAGTATTAAGCAACAATTACCTATATCTCAACCCCCTCCAGCTTCAACTAGTGAAGTAATTTTTAAGATTGTTGGTTCATCTTGGTTTACTGATGGAGTAAGAATAGAGGAACTTGATATTAATGAAGTAAAGGATTTTACTTTCTCAGATACTAAGGGTCAGTTAAATAAATCTTATACTAGAAAGATTGATTTTGGTAGAAAATATAAAGTGGTATTTACTAGTAAGGAAAGTTTAAATGTAGAATTAAGAACAAAAGGTTTAAATGTCATTCAAATGGAGAATGCTGGTGATGGATCTTTTGATGATGTAGTTATATCTGCGAGTACAGGACAGTTCACTGATCTTAAAGGAAATGTTGCTTACTTTAGTGTACCTTATCCTGAAAAGAAGGGTAATAAATCTGAAAGTTCTCAAGGTATAAAAACAAAGCAGATTTTTAATACTGTTGATTATATTAATAAAGCAAATAGACAATTATGGAGAACGAATATTTTTGCACAAGGTGGATTTTTAAATGATAATGGAGTTTGTCCTTTTGATACTAATCTTCAATTAAAAGATAATCCTTACGCAGGAACTCATACAATTAATTGGCCGAATGTTAATTTTCCTATTGATGGAAATTATACTATTGATGTAGCAGTTGATGATAATGTTAAATTGAAAATTGGTGATCAAGTTAACATTGATAAGAAAGGTTTTAAAGAAGGTACTAGTGTAAGCACTGGTACATTAAGAGTTACTCGATTTATTAAGCAAGGAACTTATCCTGTTATTGCTGAATTGGAGCAAATTGCAGGAGGAGCATTTTCATTCAAGGCTCCTGATGGTAATATTAAAAAAGCTCTTGATGTTAAATTTAAAGTAACATCTGCGTCCATGTATGCGAATAAGATTACTATTCCTGGATTACTTTCTGTAGGAAAACAATATAAAGGATCTCAAATAAGTCAGATTTTAAATAAGAAAGTTGAAGTTAATAAGGATTATGATGTTATATTGAATAGTGATCAAAGTACTAATATAAGATTAAGAATAAAGGATGATGGTAAAAGATTAGAAATGGAAGATTGGAAAGATGGTGATTGGCAGGATATGGTATGTACGGTAACTCAAGGAGAATTTCATAGTATTCAAGGAAATAGGTGCAAGTTTAGGATAAATCAAACTGTTAAGGGTAGTAACCCAATGGCACTAGCAATTAATATTGAGAGTAGTTTTTCAGAGAAGGAAGTAGATGCTCAAAAATCTTGGAATGAAAATCCTATGGGAGTTGCATTGACTATTGATTCTCCAATACCACCAATTCCTCAAGAACCTGTTCCTTTACAAGAAGGAAGGTGTCCTAATAATCCATTTTGGACAACTAGATTTCCTGGTGCTAAAGAAAGATGGTTCCCTGTCAAACATAATCAATGGGGTGATTTGTTGAATAAGCATGGAATTTCACCAACCATTCCATTTAATAAGACTACTAATCCTTTAATTGATGTATCATTTGAAGTTCAGTGGAATTCTCCACATAGAAATAGTGGTTTGGGGTATAGATTTGTTGCTCAAGATGGATCTCATTCCTTTACGATAAGAGATATTAGTAAAACAGTAAGTCAGGGTCAGAGGATTGATAAGATTAAAGTTAAGGAAAATATAACTTATGATGTAAAAGTAATTGGCCGAAGATCAGCATCTCAAGGATCTATTAATGATGCAAGAGGTGATAACTCTAAGGTTACTGAATTGGCAGAACAAGGTCTTCTTAAAACGATGGGCAAGACCAAGGGTGGAAATCTTCCTAAATTGGATGGTGGTAGTGGTGATATAATTTTTGCTGATTTTCTTGACAGTCTTGATGATGCTGATGATATTCAAATACAAGCCGGAGTAGGTAAATTCACTTCTTCTAATCCAAGGAAGGTAAATGCTCTTAAAGGTCAAAGAACCACTTATGATCTAACTTATAGGGTGGATAAAGTACCCTCTATGGAAACTGGTAGTTTCTCAAATAGTTGGACTAAAGATTTTCCATTTGGTGGGTATTATAAAGCTTTATTAGAAGTTGATGACATTGGTGAACTTTGGATTGATGATGAGAAAGTAATTGACCGTAAAGTTCCTGGTAAAGAAGAGAAATTAATTTATATTGATGGACCAACTTCTCAAGAAGAGTTTGATTCAAAAGGACCTACATCTCATACAATAAAAGTAGTTGCTCAGAATACTAAATCTGAAAAAACAAAAGAAATTGATGCGAAGATTTTCAATACTTTAGATTGGATAGGTGGGGGATCATCTAGTCCAACATATAAAACAATTAAATTTAAAGTTTCTACAGCATCCTTGTATGGTAATGGAATTAAGATACCTGAACTTGGTATTGCGGCAAGTAAAAAATATAACGGTGCTAATGTTAATAAAACTTTTGAGAGGGAAGTAGAAGTAAATAAGGTTTATGATGTAGAATTGACAAGTAATGCTACTCCACCAGGACTTATTTCTAGAGATATTATATTTCAAGGTCTTCATCCTGTTAATAACCCTATTCAAGTTAATGATAGTAGGAGAAGAATGAATTTAAAAGATGGTCATGGTACAGATTCTAATGCATCTTTTATAATTGAGAGTGGGGATGTTAGATTCTCTGCTGATGGTAAGAGTTTAGAGGGAAGTGGTGAATCAACTATAACTTTAACATGGAATGATAAAAGGAAAGCGGGTCGTGCTATTGATAAAATTACGATAGCAAATATCACATGGACTAGAAGTGGAACGAGAGGTACTGAGAGTCATAAGATTACTATTCCTGGTAATACTTCAAGGGCAGCAGGAGTACGATTAAGGACTTCAGGTGAATCTGTACTTCAAATGGAAGATCATACTGATAGTTCTTGGGATGATGTTCAATGTTCTGCTACTGAAGGAAGATTTTTTGATTTTAAACCTGGTGCAAATAATGCGAGTTGTAAATTTGTAGTTACTGCTGCTACTAAAGTATCTGGTGGTGTTGCAGGTGGTACAACAAGAGAAGGTGTTACTTATCAAGGTCCTCATTTATTTCATTTTACTCATAAGTTATGGGGTAAGGTAATTAATAAAGAAGGTATTTCTCCTATTGGATCTCCTAATCAAAGTTTATCTGAACCTAATTCTAATATTTTGGGAACCAAGATTTTAACTTGGAAGAATGTTAATTTCCCAGAATCAGGGGAATATGATATACTTTTTGTTGCTGATGATATTGGAGAATTGTATATTGGTGATAGTTCTATTCCTAAGATAAAAGTAACGCAAAATCATCCAACAAATGAGTATGCTACTGAATCAATTAAATTAACTAAAGGTAAGCATGATATATCAGTTCATCTTACCAATCTTTATACTAACGATCTTTTCCAAACCAATCCTACAGGAGTTGCTCTTAAGATTACTAAAAAGATGGCAGTAGGAACAGGAATCTATAGAACTTGGAAGGAGAATCCCTTAGGAATTTCTGCAAAACTTATTCCCCCACCTTGTCCTAAAAAGGTATCTGGTAAGGGTGTTGTTGTTGATCCAGTGGTTGTAGATCCTGGTAACGGATATCCTCCTGGTGGTGGAGGTGGATATCCTGCTGCTTTAAAATTAAAAGATGCTGTTATTCTAAATGGTGGGATAAATTATGATCAGGATAAGGATACAGTAACACTTTTGGATCCAATTACAGGAGATTCTAATGGAGCAAAGCTTTCTTTATGTGAAGTTGGTCCATTTGGACAAATAGAGAAGGTATGTATAGATGCACCTGGATTCTTTGATAGAATGCCTACTGTTGTTGTTGACTCTGATACTGGTGTTAATTTAGATTTGTCATTACAATTTGAAGTTGTTAGGGATCCTGTAGTAGAAGACTTGCCATTGGTACAAGTTACTGATCTTGTTGGACTCAAGCAGACAGGATACTATCGAGGTAGACCTTACTATGGTGCTGTATTCTATCAAGATGGTGTTAAATATGCTGGTTGGTATGAAACTGCTGGTGAATTAGTACAGATCTATGAAACAATGCAAGAAAGTATTGATGCTAGGGTAACTACACCTCCATCTGCCATTCTTAGACAAGGTTCAGATACTAGTAGTAATGATCCACGACTTAATATTCCAGGTACTCCTGAAAATCTTACATAGGTAATTAGAAATGTCAAAAGGAATAGATGCTCCTGGAGCAATATCAAGAAATACGGTTAATAATAGAATAAGTGGCAGGGCAGAGGATGAGAATCCTACGGATACTGCTAAACAGAATTATACTGAGATTGGTTGGTCAAATGATAAAGGGTCTATAAGGTTAGGTCATGTTCATAAGCAAGGTGATGTAACTGCTGGTGTTATACTTCAAACTCCTGATGCAGAACATCAATTGTCATTGGATATTGATGGTCCTAGAAAAGGATGGACAACATCAACTGGTCCTGGAAATTTTAATGTAGAATGTGGTAGTGCTAATGAGGAAGCACAAGACAGCTTGATTCTTAACGCAAAAAATGGTAATATTTGTATTACTGCTACTAATGGAAAGATTAGATTGCAGGGAACTGATATAGAACTTGTTGCTATTGGTGATGGTGATGCCAGAGGTAATATCAAAATGGAGGCAACGGAAAATATCATTACTAATTCTAAAAAATTAATGATGACAGCCAAGCAGTATTATCGAATTGCTACACCAGGAATTGGTGAGGTATGTGCTAATGCTGTTCTGCAAATGTATGGATCTATATTTCGTGGTATATCGGATGGATGTATGTTTAAAAATTCTAAAGTTGGTGGACAGAAATTTGCTGTTCTAAATACTGCACTTACAGCTTCAACAATAGCTAACCCAGAACCACAACCAGAGTAAGAGGTAAAAATGCAATTTGATGACGTAAACATTGGTGGACAACTCAAAGTAGGAACTGGAGTTTGTGCTGCTATTAAGGAAGGACAAGAGAAGATTAATGGATCAGCATTGATAGAAGGTCCAATGGTTGTTGGTGCTCCAGATGCATTTGGATCACAGGAAGCCACATTAATGGTTGGTCCTTGTTCAAATGATGATCCAGACTCAGAGATGCCTGAAAGTTCTTTAGGTATTTCTGGTAGTCAACCAACTGGTATAAAGATTAAAGGAAATGTGTATGTAGAAGGGGATTTATATACAACTGGATCTGTTGATTGTATTTCTGTTGGGAGATTAGAAGCAAGACATGGAGTTGCTGATAAACTTCCCAAAAAGTTTGATATTGTTCACCCAAGTTTAGGTGAAGGAAACCGACTTGCTCATGCTTGTATTGAGGGTGCTGAGGTTGGTGTTTATCATAGAGGAAGAGTAAAGAATGAAAAGGTAATCATTCTACCTTCTTATTGGAAGGATCTAGTACATGAAA